TTGTAATGACAGAATCAATGAACAAGTTAGAATCAATACGAGTTTTTTTAAATAATTTATTGGAAAAATATGAAAAAAAAACAAAAACAACAAACACAACAACAACAACAACAAAAACAACAGAATACGTAAAACTACATGAAACCGAAAAAAACAATTATAGTTTATTGGCAACAAAGAGACGTTGTACGATCTTAAAAGAAGCTTTAAAAACTGTAATGAATCAACCAATTATGTTACAATATAGTTCGGATAGTAGTAGTAGTAGTAGTAGTAGCAGCAGCAGTGAAACCCATTACAAACAATTTGAATTTGTTATTGCTATCAAAGACAAAAAAGAAATAACAAACGTTGATTTTCTAACACAAAGTACCGCCAACAACTCTATTGTAAATCCTGTCATCAATGAACTCTGTAAAAATATTTCGACCATGAAAGTTCAATTCAAAGAAATATTAAATAATGCATATACGATGTTTATTAATAAATTTGTATCTATTATTGAAAATGATGAAACCTATCCATTTAAAATAGAATGTTTAATTCATTTTATAACAAAAATCGATGTCTTATATAATAAAGCATTTATTGTTAATAAATATGGTTATTGCAAACCAGAAATAGATGATACAGCTGATAAATCATTCGCCAGTATAAAAGGAATACGTCATTGTTTAATAGAACATTTACAACAAAACGAATTGTATGTTTCCAATGATGTAATTATTGGTAGAGACACATCAGATGGTGTAGATGGTGTAGATGGTGTAGATGGTATGTTATTGTACGGAACAAACGCAGTAGGAAAAACCAGTTTTATTCGAGCCGTTGGAATAGCCGTTATTATGGCACAAGCGGGATTATATGTACCATGTTCAAAATTTGTCTATAAACCATATCATTCCATTTTTACAAGAATATTAGGAAATGATAATATTTTCAAAGGCCTTTCGACATTTGCAGTAGAAATGTCAGAATTGAGAACCATATTGAAATTAGCAACAAAAAATAGTCTAGTATTAGGAGACGAACTTTGTTCAGGAACCGAAAGTGTTTCAGCGATTAGTATATTTGTTGCTGGAATACAATATTTAAGCAATGGAAAAAGCAGTTTCTTATTTGCAACACATTTACATGAAATTGTAAATTACGAGGAGATCACAAACATGCCAAATGTAGGATTATTCCATATGTCAGTGATTTATGATAGAGAGAAAGATAGGTTGGTCTATGATAGAAAACTTAAACCCGGGCCAGGAACAAGCATGTATGGATTAGAGGTATGTAAATCACTGAATTTACCGAATGATTTTTTAGAAATGGCAAATCAAATTCGTATTAAATACCATCCAAATATGGGAAGTGCTCTTTCTCTCCAACACTCGAATTATAACTCCAATATTTTAGTAAGTATTTGTAAAATGTGCAACAAAAACATGGCAACAGAGACCCATCATTTACAACATCAAATGAATGCAAACAGTAACGGTATTATAATTAATGAAACTGACAAAAGTACAAAATTTCATAAAAATCATCCTGCAAATTTATTAACTATTTGTGAAAGTTGCCATAAAGGAATTCATAAGGAGAAAAAACAACATGTCAAAAAGAAAACCAGCAATGGAATTATACTAATAAATATGTAAATATGTAAATATGTAAAAAAACAACCAAAAAATAAAAATTATTTTATTTGTTTATATAAAATGAAAATGAATAAACAAATGATGAAAAAAATAAACAGTCCCAAAATGTTCTTTACTTTTATATTATTTGTTGCAATCGCATTAATAATAATTTATTTTATATTTAAAGCTATTCGTGTAATTTTTGATATGGATAAAAAAGCGGATACAAACATGTATAATTCAAAATTAGCTGCTAATGATAAAATATATAATCCAGACACAAATCCAAACACAAACACAAATCCAAGCACAAACACAAATCCAAACACAAACACAAATCCAAGCAATAATAATAATAATACAAATAAAAATACTTGAAATCACATTTATGAATACTATAATATTTATATTATATATATGAGTAAAAAAACACATAAATATAATAGAACAAAACGTAAAGATACAACAAAACGTAAAGATAATAACATAAAAAAAATACATGATTATGCGAATAAAGGAATTAATTTTTTATCCAAAATAAACAATGGAATTCATCAAATGAATAATTTAATCGACCCAAAACAGGTGGAGTTATCCGATCCTCCATTTATTTGTTTTATATCTTCTATATTATCTAGATTAGCATATAATCGTAATGGTATTTTAGACGATTATTTAACTATTTTTCATGAAAATATTATAAATAAAGAATTTTTAATTGATGTTAAAAACAACAACATAAACGATATATTTAATAATAGTGATTTTTTTAAATTATCTAATATTATATCGTCAAAATTATGTATTGGGTACGCTAGAAAAATAAACAAGAGATTATTACATGATACAGGAGCAAGGAAATATTCAACTGCGATTTCTTCTGAAAATGTTATGTATATTTCTATCACAACATCGAATTATTCAAGTGTCTATATAATTGCTGATAAAATAATGAATGCTATTTGGGTAGTATTTAAAGGTACAGATACTCCAAAAAATATGTCTATTTATAGCAAACCTAGTTCTCTAATTCCCATTATTCTTTGTGAAGGAGAGAGAGATGGCATCATTGGTGGAATTTTTAAAATATTGTCCGAGATAATAAATACAATAATGAATTCTATTGATTATTTACATAATAATTTTTTAAACTCAGAATCAAGTACAAAGATTTTTACATGTGGTCATTCATTAGGTGGTGCTTTAGCAACTATATTCGCTTATTTATGGATAGGATTAAAAAATAACAAAAAAAGTCCTTATTATCATAAAAATAGTAAAAACAGTGTGGTGAATAAAATATGCTGTATTACATTTGGTTCGCCAAGAGTATTGAATGGATATGCTATTAATAAATTCAATAAATTTATTGAAAAAGGATATATTTTTTATAGAAGAATTGCAAATGAAGGAGATCCATGTGTAAATTTGCCAATAAGCAGTACATTTTTTGATAGTGGATATTTTCACCCTGACGAATACAACAATATCAACAATAAAAACCTTGTATTTTACTGCAATCCTATTTTAGAGAAAAAAATATTAAGTGAAAAACATATACAATACAATAACTTGCATTTATGCAATCATTATAAAAAAACAACAGATATTAAAACACAGTTTGATTCTATCAACATTTATGCTCATAGTTTATATTATTATATTTTATATTATAATTTATTAAATGTAACAAATTACACTGGAGAGATAATGCGTTATGACTATAAAATGAAAAAATATTCCGAATTTTATGGAGGTGATACAATGGGTAGAATTATAATAGCAGGAGGTGAATCTAAAACAAGAATTGGGTTTTATGATTTATATGAAGTTGAGGGGCGTAAAATTAATAATGGTAATAATTTAGTTGGTGGTATTGTTGTTAATACCGACAAAACCGACAAAACCGACAAAACTGACTACTATCAAATGTTTATTGATTATACAAAACCAAATATTACTATTCAAGATAATTATATGACGAAAAAAGTATTTGATTATTTATTAAGAAAATTGACAGTTTATAATGATGATAAAAATATAAATCCATTAAAGGGAGAAGTAATATTTCTACCTATTAATAAACAGTCTGTTTTCATTGAAAATATCAACTGTTATACGTGTCATTTTTATAATTTATAAATAAAAATTTAAAATTGATTTAAATAAAATATATTATTTATTTATAAATAAAGACATATAAATATATTATATAAACCTATCACACATCAATATGATAATTCCTGTTAAATGTTTCACATGTGGAAATGTATTAGGTGACAAATATCGATTTTATTTAGAAGAAGTTCGGAAGAAAAAATTAGAAAAAAAAATGGATATTGAAAAGGTGATTTATTTAACAAAAGATTTTCACGAAAAAACACCAGAAGGTGAAGTATTAGATGAATTAGGTTTGAATAAATTATGTTGTAGAAGACATATTCTTACTCACGTAGATATTGAGTAAATCGCATAGAATAATATCATAGTGACGCGTATATATTATTTAGAGCAAAATATAAAAAAATATATTGATAATATAAATGACATATTATAAAAAAACATCCATTAGAAAAAAACATGCAAAAAGACGATCAAACACAAGAAACAAGTCAAAAAAACAATCATTATGGAGAATGAAAGGGTGTGCAAAGTATGATAATATGACTGGTGGATGCGGATGTGGCGCACCAGCTAATAATATCATGATGGGTGGATGCGGATGTGGAGCACCAGCTAATAATATGATGATGGGTGGTGGTGTATGTGCAAATGATATATTAGCTTCCCCTAATAATATAAGATGTTTTGATAATTTAGCTTTTACGGGAACAGGAGGAAGTAATGTTTTCACAAAAAAAAGGAATAGTAGTCAATCACAATTTATTGATAATAATTTACTCATGATGTTAGGTGGAGGCGGAACATGCAATGTTGATAATACGTATCCAGGTGCAACTTATCCTAGTGGTGCTATGGGATCACCATGGACCCCAAATCCAATAGATTGGCCTGGTGTAGATGGAGTTCAAGCATCATCTAATTATCTAGGAAAAAATACTTATCCATACCCTCAAGCAGATCGTACGTTGATAAATACTGAAGGTATGTCATTTACGAATGGTGGTAAATCCAAAAAACACACATTTAGAAAACATATGCGTAAATATAAAAACAACAAATACAACAATCCCAACAACTCGAAGAAATACCAAAAAGGAGGTTTGCTATCATTAGGTATATTAAATCAAATAGAAAATACATGGAATTCATTACTTGGTAATAATCAAATAGCTAGTCCATTACCATTTAATAATCAATTAGAAAACCCATATCAACAAGATCAACTAAACATATAATATTCAAATAATTTATTATTTTTTAAAATAAACAATAATAATTAAAATATTTTTTTCTACTATTATCTTATAACAGAAATGGCATTTCCTAAAAGAATGAAAGATCTTTGCCCACCGGCATTACTATATTTTGTAATTTCCATGATTGGTGTAGTTATTCTTATTTTCCAAAATATTGGAAATAGAAATCACTATAGTTTAGGTAAATTTTCATGTCGCGTTCCAAATACAATGATTGTATTCGTTTTCAAGATCATTTACATTTTATTCTGGACATGGATTCTTAACTTAATCTGCAAAGATGGTTACACAAGTATCTCATGGTTACTTGTCCTTTTCCCATTCATTTTAATGTTTGTTATTATGGGTTTGATCATGTTGAATCGTTAATTAGTAAAATAGTAATAGTAATATCAGACAAAAAAAAATAATGAATTATAATATATAGATTCTATTATAATTCATTTCATTTTAGTTTATTTTAGTTTATTTCAATTTGTTATTATAAAAAATTGAAGTTATTTTTAAATATATATATATGGATAATTCCAACAATCATTTCTTTATTCATATATAATTATTCATTTGAAATAGTAGTATTTAGTAAGAATAACATGAAAGCATTATCGAAATCAAAAAAAATAGCAGAAAAAACTCTGGATATGTACTCAAAAGAAATATTAAAACAACAATATGAGATACATAAAAATTATGTAATCAGTAGAAAAAACTCATCCAATATACTGAATATTAATTTTCGGTTACCGTGTATTCCAGAAGATATTAGCGAAAATATGATTAAATTTATTATTCATAAAAATGGCGATAATACATCAAGTTGGAATTGCAAAGGGGATCTATTGTCTTCTATTGAAGGAAAACAAGAATGCAAATGTTTTACTTCTACGGCACCAATATCATTTACTCCGTCATCCGAATGGGATAGTATTTACTTTTTGGATGCAACCAAATGGTTAAATGATTGTTTTAAATTGTATAAATTTCCTTACAAGCGAACATCAAATGAATGGAAAAATATCAAAGTCAATAAAAATCAAACGTTTGAAGATCAGTCATTACAAGGGATAAGACCACGAATTAATTGGTCTGGTTTATACCCACAAATAAAAAAAAAATGTTTTTTGGTATTTGAAGGATCATTTGATGATATTGTTTTAGATTGTCTGGATTGTTCGGATTGTTCGGATGAATAACTAATCGGAGTTTTGTGAATTACAGTATTCCATATATTTTTCGTATTGTTCCGTGGTTAAAAGTGATTCCAACATTTGTATTTTACCCACAAAAAAATCTATATTTTTTTTTATTTTTGATTGTAATTCTGGTATGAAATTATTCGCTTTCTCTCGCTCTTTTACTATTTCAACTAACATTTCATCCACATTTATATCGTATTGTACGACGATTTCTTCTAATTGTGATTTACTTCTTTTTTCTATGTATGTAAAATAAGATAACCCATTCTTACTACACCAAAAATTACACCGACCGGAAAGAAAAATGAGACACAATGTACTTATGATTTGTATATTTTATAACTATGTTTCAAGTAATTTGACAAATGTTCCTTTGTTATTTTCTTCTCTAAAATATTTGAAATTATCTTATAAATATCTTCGTAAGTATTTGGACTTTCTTTTTTGATATAATGTTTTAACTGACTAAAAAATTCCTCTATACTATTTGTTTCTGGATGGTAAGGAACACTATATAACAAATTGTTATTATCGTATTCTATTTTTTCTCTTATTAGTTTTGATTTATGAATAACAGCATTATCCATTATTACCAAATAATTTTTATATTTGGATTCAATAAACTCGTCATAAAAATCCAAAATGTCTGTAGTTTTTACTCCTCCTTTTCTTTCAGGATACAATTTCCAACCAACCACTTTATCAGCACTTATAGCGCACAATAAATTAAAGCGTTTATAAGGATATTTATTTGTCTTTTTGATTACTCTTGTTCCACTTTTACTTCTTCCATAGGTAAGTGTCATATTCAAATAAATAGATGTTTCATCTAAACAAATTGTTCTATTATAATCAAAATCGTTTAACTTTTTGTAAAATGCTTCCAAATCTTCTTTTTCTTGACCTTCTTTTTTTTCAGGATAATATTTGCTTCGTAATCTTTTCCTTGTAAGTTTATGTTTGTGTAAAATATTATAAATACTTTTATCGTTTAGATGAATTTTGTATTTTTCATCTACTAATTTAGATAATTCCCATAAAGTCGTTGTATTGTATTTTCTTACATAATCTTTAACAAATTTTTCAATTTCAGGTGTTATTTTGAGGTTGTGATTTTTACGAGTTTTCCTATTTATATTTCCTTTATTTTTGTAAGTTTTAATCCATCTTGATAATGATTGAAATTTACACTTGAATATTTTACAGGTGTTCCGCATATCCTCATTATTTTCTAAATAATATTTTACAGCGGTTTCTTTATAGTCTTCTGTATGTTGCTTCATAATAAATATTTATAAAAAATATTAAAAATATTTATATTATAATATCAAATGGAAGAATTACAAAAAGAAAATGAGGAATTAAAAAAAAAGAATGCGGAATTGGAAGAACGATTAAAGAAATATACAAATGGAAATAATCATAAACGATATTATGAAAAGAATAAAGAAAAATATAAGGAATTAGGTTCTAATTATTTACAAAAATTAAAAGAAGAAAATCCTGAAAAATTAAAGGAGTATAGAAAACGAGCCTATCAAAAACGAAAAGAAAAGATGAAAGAAAATGATGAATAACAATTATATATTATATATATATATATTGAAATATGATTTCAACAATTGAAGAAAATTCAGAAAAAATACCTGATACAATAATAACAACAACAATAAATAAATTAAAAGATTATAAACCATATCATACAGTTGAATGGTTTTTAGAAGAAGGATATTCTAAAAAAGAAGCGAATGATTATAAAGAGATTATAGTTAATGGCAACGTAAATGAAATAGATAAATTATGGAAAAAAACTGAACTTTATATTGAACCTTTCTCTAATATAAAAAAATATATAAATTCAAAAAAGGATATAATAGAAGGTAAAGTTGATATACCTCCTATTATAGCAATAAATGATTTAGATGATAATGATTTAAAACTTATTTTTGTAAATGGAAGAAACCGTTTTGCAAATTTAAGAGATGCTGGTGTTAAAAATATACCAATTATTATAACCAATGATCAAATGTATTTGTTTAAAAAATTAAATTTAATTAATTTGCATGGTGGAACAAGAAAAAAATCAAAAAAAAAGAAAATAAAAATAATAAAACAAAAAGAAAATAAAAATAATAAAACAAAAAGAGTTAAAATATAATTGCGTATATTTATTTAAAGATATTTTCTTTATATAAATTAAAAAGGATGGCGATCAAAAAAGAACCTCCGGATAAATATCGGTGTTTGAAACTTCCTATTTCTTCTATTCTTAATAAGGATTTAGAGAAAGAAAAAGAAGTTAAGGAATATTTAGAAATTTTACAAAAAGCAATTATTAGAACAAATGCAATTACAAGTAAAACATATTTTTTATTACGTTTATGGGTTCTTCATAAGTATCATAATAACCAAGAAATACCTGAAATTACAACAGATACTATTTCAATGTCTATGAAATCAATAATGAAAACTTCTTCGGGACAAAAACCCAAAGACAATAATGCTATTTTATTAGAAGAATTTCAAAAATTACATACTTTTCAATTAGAAGATGGTAGTAATTTATCATCTATTTTAGATTATTACGCTACAACTATGATTACATCTATTGAAAATAATATTAAGATGCGATTTTTTGATTATATCAACCGATTTGTAAATTCTTATTTTAAGCATTTACATCAAGACCAGTTGGAAAACAAAGAATTCAAAAAACAACTTTACAAAGAAATCAATTTAGTTAAAAACGATATTATCAATAATACTCTTAATTGTGATGAAAAATACCATAACTGGTTAAAAGAAACTCGTTATAAAATTGTTCCTCAAACATTTGAAACCAGTTATTATTATGATATTAAAATTAATCCCTATAAGTATTTGAAACATATGATTTTTATGTGTTTAGAATTAGAGAAAATAGAAAGAAAATCTTTCCAGTTTTTTCCCATTCAAACCAACGCTATTCCAAGACATATTCAAGTAGATACAAAAGCATTAGTTGAATTATTTGTAGAAACAGAAAAACATCAAAAGTTATTAGATGTTTGGATTAAAGAAACAACTGAAATAAAATCAGGAAAAAATAAAGGAAAATCAAAAAATAAAACAAAAGGTGATTTGTATAATTGTTTAGAACAAAATAAAGAATTTATTTGGGATACATTTTTCACCATAACTCAAAGTAGAAAAAACTATGTATTTGATTATACTATTATTACAGATGGATATACGACATCTTTGAGATTTTTACACAAGGATTATGTAGAAGAAGAACAAGAAAAGAAAGATAATAAAAAAGCAGGAAAGAAAGCATTGCAAGGATTAACAAAAGAACAAAAGGATAAAATCAAAGAAGATAAAAAACAATTACAAAAAGAACAAGCAAAACAACGAAGATTAGAAAATAAAGATAAACCTAAAAAATCCAAAAAGGAAGAAAAACAAGAAAATCAGGAATTTCCGTATATTGATGAAGTTTCAAAAGAAAAATTAGCAGGGAAACATATTTTTATTGACCCCGGAAAAAGAACTTTATTTTCTATGATGGATGATGATGGAAATTATTTTTCTTATACCAACAGAATGTATTTGAAAGAAACGAAAAGATTGAAATATCAAGCATTACTGAAAAATTACAGAGATAAAATAGGAATAACTGAAATAGAAGAAGGATTAAATAAATATAACTCTAAAACCTGTAATATAGAAAAATTCCAAGAATATATAACAGCAAAAATAAAAGCAAATGAAAAGTTAGTTCCATTATACCAAGAACTAAAATTTCGTCAATACAAATGGTATGGTTATATCAACAAGAAACGAACTGAAGATAATATTGTAAATAAAATAGTAAATAAATATAGTAAAGACCATATTATTATCATAGGAGATTGGAGCATAGGAAAACAAATGCGAAATTTTATATCTACTCCAAATTTAACATTAAAACGAAAATTACAAGAAACATTTAAGGTTTATAATATAGACGAATTTAGAACATCATGTTTATCACATAAAACCGAAGAAGTATGTGAAAATTTATATTTGAAATTCAAGAAAGATAAATCACAGAAAGAACGAAAGATACATTCTATCCTAACATATCAAATGGAAAATAATAGGAAGGGGTGTATCAATCGGGATAAGAATGGATGTAAAAACATTCAAAAAGTATTTAATTTTTATATGGAAACAGGCGAACGACCTGAAAAGTATAGAAGAGAATACAACATTAATAAAAGTCTCCAACCGCTAAACGCCGTGAAATGTGAGACAAGCCCAAGATTTTCTTTAACAGAAAATGGATAGGGTGCCTTTACATCACCAAAAAGGGATTTGAGACTTTTATTTTTTATAGAAAGTTTGTCTCATTTTTCTTTCCGGTCGGTGTAATTGCACCAATCAAATCATATCTAGTATATTTACTTTTCATTTTGATTTGTTCTTATATTAAATAATAACCAGTTTCTAAATCAATTGTGTAAATATATTTTTTAGACTCAGCATAGTTGTTACATGATATAATAAACTATTTATATCATGTAAATAAAATATTACAACATGTCAATTTTTTAATTATTATAAACATTCAACATGGATGCATTATGGGTATTATCTAATATTGGCTTAAAACTCGATACATTTTCGTTTAATGATAGATTAATACTATTATTTTGTATAGTCATTTTTCCTACCATTTCTTGTTCTAAAGTATAAGGGAATTCATTTTGATTGAATGCTGAATATTGATCGTTTTTTTTACTTTCGGATGGGATATAGTTTTTAAAATCACCTCCTCGTAAAGCAATGTTTGATCTACGAATTAATTCATACGCGACAAACAATGCTAAAATACCTAAAATAGGATTAGAGGTAGATAATATACATAAAGCTACAATAATAACGGCTATTTTACCTACAGGTGTATCCACCAATTCAGCAAGACTCATAGGAGTATTGTATCCCATAATTAAATAAATGACAAATAATATGGATAATATTAATTGACCCATATTCTCTTTTTTGAATAAACTAGATAATTCTTTCATTTATGATTTGTTGTATTATAAATATATATATAAAAATATATTTTTATTTTTCATAGGATAGACAAATACAATAAAAATTGATGCTAGATTAGTTAATTCTAAATCTAAATAGTAAATACTATTAAACACAAAGAACCTAGTTATATAACGAAATAACATATACAAACAGCCATATAGAGAGAAAATGAAACCATATTTGGGCAAAAAAGGATATACCATACTCAAAAAAGATTTATCATCCGAACAAATTAAAAAAATAAAGACAGATTTAACAATTCAACCTCATGTTCATGGATCACCTGTTCAAGATACACAAACCACTTATTTTGTTTATAGAGAATCCAATAATAAAATATATGTGCCTCAGCATTATGGTATTAAAGAATTCGGTCCTCCATCCAAAATAGAATTGTCAGAAGGAGAGAACATTGATTTGGAGTTTAACGGACAATTGCGCGATTATCAAATTCCAGTTGTTGAAAAATACATGGAACATATATCCAAAAGTAGTGGTGGTGGTGGTGGTGGTGGGTTACTAGAATTACCATGTGGTTTTGGAAAATGTTTGGGGAAGGGTACAAAATTAATGTTGGCGAACGGTGAATTTGAATTGGTTGAAAATATTAAAGTTGGAGATTTACTTATGGGTGACGATTCCACGCCACGAAAAGTATTATCCTTAGCTAGAGGCAGAGAACAAATGTATAAAATTAGTAGTAAGAAAGGGGATGAATATATATGTAATGAAAGTCATATTTTATCATTAAAATGTTCTACCTATTGTAGTAAAAAATTACAAAAAGGAGACATAATAGATATATCTGTAAAAGATTTCTTGAAACTACCTAAATATTTTCACGGTAGAGCTGGTCCATTACTAGGATATAAAACTGAAATCAAATTTAAAGAACAAAAAGTGGATTTTGATCCTTATTTATTTGGTTTTTGGCTTGGCGATGGAGCTAGTAGTTGTACTAAAATTACAACGCAAGAAGGATGTATCCTTAAATATATAGTCGATTTGTTTAAAAATGACTATACAGATTTATATTTAAGATACCATTCGAAATATGATTATAACATATGTAGTTTAAAAAAAACAAACAGATTTATGACATTTCTTAGAAATAATAATTTATTGAATAATAAACATATACCTTATGAATATAAATGCAATAGTAGAGACATTCAACTAAAAGTATTAGCTGGATTGATTGATTCTGATGGATACAATAAAACAAATTGTTATGAAATTATGCAAAAAAATAATGAATTAGCAGAAGATATTGTCTATTTATGTCGTTCATTGGGGTTTGCATGTTATTCAAGAAAATCCAAAAAAACTTGCTATAATTCAAAGAATGGACCAAAAGAAGGTATATACAATAGAATATCGATTTATGGTGCTGGGATGGAAGAAATACCAGTGTTATGTAAAAGAAAACAAAATTTAAATAGAAAACAGATTAAAAACGCGCTTGTTTATCGTATAAATATAGAAAAATTAGAGGAAGACGATTATTATGGATTTGAAATAGATGGTAATAAAAGATTTGTTTTGGGTGATTTTTCGGTTACACATAACACATCAATTGGTTTAAATGTTATAACTCGCCTTAAAAAGAAAACTATTGTCATTGTTCATAAGGAGTTTTTAATGAATCAATGGATAGAGAGAATACAACAGTTTTTACCAACCGCAAGAATAGGCAAAATTCAAGGCCAAGTAATTGACATTGAAAACAAAGATATTGTTCTTTGTATGTTACAAAGTCTCGCCATGAAAGATTATCCTGCCACTATGTTCGACAGTTTTGGGTTCATGATCATAGACGAGGTTCATCATATATCGAGCGAAGTTTTCTCGAATTCACTCTTCAAAATTGTAACGCGTTATATTTTGGGATTATCCGCCACGATGAATCGTAAAGATGGTACTTCTTTTGTATTCAAAATGTTTCTGGGAGATGTGGTTTTTAAAGGAAAACGCGAAGAAAAAATGTCGGTAGAGGTACGAGCCATTGAATATAAAGCAAATGATGATGAATTCAATCATGTTATAACTGATTTCAGAGGAAATACATCTTATAGTAGTATGATTACTAAATTGTGTGAATACAATCATCGAAGTGAGTTTATATTGAGGGTTCTCATAGATCTTTTGAGAGAAAATGAAAATCAACAAATAATGATATTGGCTCATAATAAAAACTTGTTAAAGTACTTGTTTGACGCTATTAAACATCGAAATATTGCTAATAGTTCCGTTGGATATTACATTGGAGGGATGAAAGAATCCGCACTAAAAGAAACAGAAACGAAAAAAATAGTGATAGCGACATATGCAATGGCGTCGGAAGGATTAGATATAAAAACATTGACAACTCTTATCATGGCTACTCCAAAAACAGACATTGAACAATCTGTTGGCAGAATACTTCGAGAGAAAAATGAGAATGGACCCTTGGTGGTTGATATCATTGATTCACACGATCCATTTAAAAATCAATGGAAAAAAAGGAAAGCATTTTATATGAAAGAAAAATATAAAATAATTAAGACTTCGAATGAAGTTTATATGCGTGTTGGTAAGACGGACAATATATGGGAAACTGTTTATGATCCGAGTTGCAAAAAGGAGTCGTCATCTAAATTCAAAAAACAAACGACCATATGTGATTCGGATGGTGACCCTTTTCTGCAAGGAAAATGTTTTATAAAAATTTAGTAATTAAATATATATTAATCATACTCTACCCAAGAAGGTAAAAAAAATACATCACTTAATACAAAATAACAAAAAAATAGGGCACCGCCTTTTATTGAAAATGTTATTAACATAATTATCAACAAAATTGATATATTATATGTTATAGAAGATGAACGTCCAGATCCTAATCCAGTATTAAAATATAATGGTACATATTTTACTATTAATAAAACCAATGTTAATAATATTAACAGAATTTTATATGATAAATTATTAACACCTGATATAAAACTAATGATCCAATTAATAACAAATATTAATAATATTAATTTTATAATATTATAATAGTTATTACCACCCTCTATATATGTACAAATATTATTACTATATTTTTCATGTTTATTTAATTTATCATCACTTGTAAAAGCTATAGATAAAACTGTCCGTTCAGAATCATCATCATCATTTGGTGGTACTTGATGTACTGTTGTGCCACCATTAAATATAGCAGCGTCTCCTTCATTAAAATATATTGATTTTACATTATCATCTATATCTTTACACTGTAAAGGACTTATTCCTCCTTTTTTTTTTACACATATAATTACATTGTATATTTCGCTTAAATTTTGTGGGTCAACGTGCCATAAATGTTGAGAATTTTTTCCGTGATATACGTAAAATGTTGCTTTGTTACTTCCTAAATAATATAATTTTTTACCTATTATTTCTTCATATTTTTGTCTTATTTTTTCTGAAATTTCTCTAATTATTTGTTTTTCATTTTCAGTAAATTTATCACAACATTGATGTGTTGTGGTATTTTTTCTTGAAAACCATGGGATATCATTATTTTGAGGAATTCTAATTGATTGCAACTTTTTAATATCTTCTTCATTTAACATTTTATTTTCTGCTTCACAGAATGGTTTTAATTTATTTTGATATGTTAAATTATCTCTCCTCCTATACATATTTATCATTCTTCTAACAAAATTTTGATTATATAAATTCATAATTCCAGAATAATCTAAAATAAATAATAATCCAAAATAAACAATAAAAATTAAATATTCATTACCTTTATAAAAATTATCTCTTTTTTTTATAAATTTTTTTAAAAAATGATCTATTTTCATAATATTTTATTATATTATATGTTTTTTAATATAACATAATATAATAAAATTTATCAAATGATTATTTATAGTTTTGCATATGGACTAATTGGTGTAGGACTGGCTAATGCTGAATTTATTTGTGCATCACCACTAGGAACATGAAATCCATATCCGGATGATGCACCAGTTTCGTTATATGAAAGCTTAACACCAGCATAATCTTCACTACCAGGAAAGTTACTATATCCTAGTTCTGCCATAGCACCACCTTTTTGCATTTTACGCATACGTCTACCCATTCTGCTTCTTCTGGAAGATCTGGGTCTTCTGGATTTTTTAATATATTTTTTGGTAATTCTTCGTTTAATTTGTTTTCTTTGTTTTTTTGTGTATTTCATTTTATATATATTACTAATATTTTTAATTTTTCTCTTTAATAATTTAAATGATTTCACGTGTTTGCCACGTCTTTTTCCCCCGCTCATGCAAATGCCTGGAGCAATTCCAGCAGCAGCATCCATATTACAACTAGCACCAAATAATCCTCTTGGTGGTATTTCATTACTACCGAAATTAGCTGGATTATTTGTATTATTTACATTTACAAATGCTCCATTTATATTATTATTAGGTGGATATTCACTATATCCTAAATTGGAAGCTTCTGATCCAGACATGATTTATGAATAATATATGTGTTATATATATTATTCATATATTTTATTTGTTTGTTCCATTTGTTTGTTAGTTTTGGTTTGTGCAAACCTACCTATTTTGTAATTCCGCACTTGTCACAATTTTTGCATTCTTGTCAGCCAACGAGTCTGGATACCATTTTTTAAATTTATAATTGTATTTACATTTCATCAGATATGTTTTTTCTAAATAAACGAATTTATCGATATTGTCATTTTCAAACTCATCTTCATCATCGCTTTCTTCTAATCTATCTAAATTATCATTTTCTTTTATATTTCTAAATAATTTATTCATCATAACACTAGTATTATAATTTGGAATATAAGCAGTGTCATAAAATTTCTCGGTTTTGGTATCATGACTTAACATATACAAATTATAAATATCATTTTGAATATTTGGTTTCACAATAAATACTAGTTCTTTATGTAAGTTATTTTGCTTATAACTTTCTGTATTGGTTTTGTATTGTGTATTTGTTTTATTGTATTGTGTATTTGTTTCACTGTAAAAAGGCGGTTTTTTACTAGGCACTTTGTTTAGTATATCAACAATATTTACTTTGATTGGTGATTCGATATTTTCTGTGTTAGTGTTAGTATTATCAATTTCTTTATCCGTATGTTTTAGATATTTTATTTTTTCGCATTTCTCATTGTTATCATTAAAATTTTTACATAATATAACATCTACTTTATAGGGTAATAATTCTATTTGTTTCGTCAATTCTGGTAGATCTTTATTTATTAATGGTAACCCAATTATATTATTTGAAGTTGTGTTGTTATTATAATTTGCATACGCATTTACAAAAGGTAAAGTAAAATTCTTGGTGTTAAAAACATCTTGAAAAATAACAAATTTTTCTATTTCGGTCAATCTGGATACATCTTTTTCTTTATAAAATAATACATCTTCCAATGTTATATACGAATTTTGTTTGCCTTTAATATAAAAATTAGTCCCACTAAAAACAGTGTTTATTAATTCATTGGTAAAAGGAACAAATATTTTTTTATAAACTTTTAGTTTTTTAAATACATATGTTAATAAAAAACAAGCTTTTTTATTATTATAACTAGTAAACCAAATAATATATTTTTTGCCTTCTGGTATAGCACTATAAAAATCATATTTTGGTATGTTTGGTATATTATCATTTGTATGAAATTTTGCTATATTTTCATTACAACATTTCATATTTATTTGTGGAAAATTGGTTAAAATAGCATTTGTTTCTTGCTCGTTAAACATTTGTGAGTTTATTTTATGGTGACGGTTGTTATATTTTAATATATAATTATACACTAAGATTTTTTTATATCTGTTTAATATAATATTATAACACAATGTTTAATATATTAGTATTACAAATAGAAGATAGATCAGATAATAATTTTCTAAATGAAAATATGCAGATGAACAAAAAAATATGTCAAGAAAACAATATGCAATATAAATTTTTATACAAAAGTCAGTATAATGTAGCTCCATACTGGGGAAAAGTATTTGAAATAGACAGAATAATATCTGATAAAAGTAATTCAAATATTGACTATGTATTTTGGATCGATAGTGATGCTTTTTTTTTACACTTTAATAAAAATAAATTGACAGACTTTCTAAATAAATATTCTAACTATTCAATGATTATCACAAAAGATCATCCTCCATGGAATATGAAGTTTAATGCAGGAGTCTTTATTGTAAAGAATGATTCTTATAGTCGTGAAATATTTTCTTATTGGAAATCGTTATATAATCCAAATAATTGGTGGATGGAAGGAAATAAATGGAAAACAGATAAACCATATGCTGGAGATGATTATGAACAAGGCGCTTTTGTAACCTATATATTATCAAATAATCAATATTCTGCCCATATAAAATCAGTTCCATATGTTATATTGAATAATAGTAGTTGTACAGAAAATACAAATGAAACAATTATAACACATTTAGCGGGTAGAAGTAAAGATCCCGTTAAAATAGCAACCTGTAAAAATGTTTTATATAATCAAAATTACGGTATCATTTACATTATTATATCTTTGTTTTTGTTATTATTAATAGTTTTATTATTTTACTGTTACAGGAAAAAAATAAAAAAATATTACTATAAATTCTACATGTGTTACAAAAA